TGGGTCGGCCCGCCAGATGTCCGCCAGCGTCTTCCATCCTAGCTCAGGGAGACCTGACTGCATGGCTGAGGAGGCAGGCCGATGCGAACCGGTCTGCGGGGCCGATTCTCTGGTAACAGGACAAAATACAGGGCAGTCTTCAAAATCCGGTCCCCCACGGCGATATTGGTGCCCGATCGGCGCGCAAATTCAAAGGGTTGGGGCAAATTTGATTTTGCAGCGGAACAGGGAGACTTTCTGGCGGATAACAGGGAAAACCGTTTGGAAAACAGGGAATTTTCCGCCTGATAGGAGAGCTGAGGATTGGTCGTCACTTTTTCACCGTTGACCCTCACGGCGCTCGTTCAAACGCCGCGCTCTGTTAAAGAGCCTATTGGTTTCACACCCAGGGGCCCCGGCTCAATTCCTGCGCCGGGCTGCAACTGGCGTTCCCGAAATCATCCAATTCGTCAAATCCCCGAGCCAGTGGGGGGAAACAAGCCGGTTCTGTTACACGATGAGTATTGACGTATTTATGAGGAGACTGAATCCGCGTTGCTGAAAAGGCAACCGAAGCTCGTTCTGTTACAGAGTGAGTACGATTGAGGGTGGGTGCGGTGAATCCGTCTCGTGTTGAAATGCAAACAAGTTTGTCTTTACAGGATGATTCGCGCAGCCCTAATGACGAAACTTAATCAGCATCGCGTTGGAAAGGAAACGACGTGGTACCGAGTTCGAAACTGCGCATTGAATACGTGCCAATCAGCCAGCTGAAAAAGAATCCGCATAACGCACGCTCGCATAGTCCCGGACAGATTGCCAAGCTAAAGGCAAGCGTCAGAACATTTGGCTTCGTGGTACCGGTGCTTGCTGACGAGCAAGATATGTTGCATGCCCGTGTGACCGCTGCCGAGCAGCTCGGGTTCAGTTGGCGACGTTGGGGACCTGGAACGAACAGGTCTTACGTGACGAACTTCAGTTTTTGAGCGAACCGGAATTTGATTTCTCGACGTTGGCTGTCGTGTCGGCACGCACCTGAGGCGCGCTCATGAGTGACGACCAAGACGGCAGCCATCGGGATCCGCCCAGGTCGCGCCAGTTCAAGCCTAGTCAATCCGGCAATCCGCCCAGGTCGCGCCGGTTCAAGCCTGGTCAATCCGGCAATCCGCGCGGGCGTCCAAGGGGCACGCGCAATGTTTGGACCGATCTGACGCAACTCCTGAACAAACGCATTGCCATCCGCGAGGACGGTGAAACCCGTCATATCAGCCGACAGAAGGCCATTCTATTGAGCCTTTATAGCAAAGCCGTTCGCGGCGACGTCAGGGCCATAATGTCAATCCTGACGATGCTGATGAAGCTCGAGCCTGCGACAGCATCGAAGCCGGACCAGGATGAGGTCTCTCAAACAGATCAGGAAATCATCGACGACTATTGGCGTCGCAAGGCGGCAATACAAGCGCAAAACAAGGAATCCCCAACAATATCGGACGCGGTACAGGATGACGTTTCTCAAAAAGAGATCGTCGAGGACAGTCACAATGCAAAACGGAACGAAGTCGACGAACCTTCGACAGCACCGGTGCCGCACCAGAATGACGCTTATCAAGAAGTTTCGGACCACATCGAAGATCGCCGCAAGGCGACAACAGGGAAGAGAGAAAAGCCATGAACGCCTACACTCGAACGCTACGTGACGCAATTTTGCGCTCGGACTTTTATGCGTTCGCTCGGAAGGCCTTTGAGGTTCTTCGTCCAGGCCTGCCGCTGAAGCTTGCCTGGTATTTGGAACTGGTTGCGCAGGACCTTGTTGACGTCATGGACGGCAAGGTAAGGCGTCTGATCGTCAATGCGCCACCGCGATCGCTAAAGTCCTTCTTGGCGTCGGTGGCAGTTGTGGCGTTTGCGCTTGGGCACAATCCAACGCTAGAAATCATCTGTGTGAGCTACTCCCAAGACCTTGCGAACGCTCTTGCCGCTATGTGTCGTCGCTTGATGGAGTCAGATTTCTACTGCAGGCTTTTTCCCAGAGTGCGCCTTATTAAGAGCACCGAGAACGAGTTGCAAACCGACGCCGGAGGGTTTCGCTATGCTACGTCCATTGGCGGCACCTTGACGGGGCGCGGAGGCGACATTCTGATCATCGATGACCCGTTGCATGCCAACCAGGCTTATTCTGACCCGGTTCGCACAGGGGTCAATGAGTGGTACTCGCAAACTTTGTTGTCGCGGCTCAACGACAAGCAAAAGGGCGCTATCATCGTGATCATGCAGCGACTGCATCCGTACGATCTCACCGGGTACCTGCTGGAGCAGGATGGATGGAAGCATCGGAAGCTGCCGGCCATTGCCCCGAAAGACACACTGATATCGTTGCCAAGCCGACAGTTCATCTGGAAGCAAGGCGAACCGCTGCAGCCTCAACGCGAGCCGATCAGCGCCTTGGAAAAGCTCAAGAAGGACCTGGGTCTTCCCAGGTTCAACTCGCAGTATGGTCAGGAACCGATGCCAGAATCCGGCAACATGCTCAAAGGTGACTGGCTCAAATACTGCGAGATCAGTCCGTTTCGACAGCCTGGCGATGTGATCGTTCTGTCATTGGACACTGCCGTCAAGGCCACCGAGGTGAGCAAGTTTACCGTATGCCTGACCTTTTTGGTTCACAACAGGAACGAATACCATCTGCTCGATGTGTTTCGTCAGAAACTTGAATTCCCAGAGCTGAACAAGTTCGTCATTGCGCATGCCCAAAAATATAACGCTGATACTATTCTCATTGAGGATCACATGTCGGGATCATCGCTTATTCAAACTGTCAAAAGGGCCGGGCTGCAAGGCGTCGTAGGAGTAAGACCTGATGCCGATAAGCGGACACGCATGTATAGCCAAACGCCCAAGCTTGAGGCCGGATCGCTCATTCTGCCGAAATCAGCGCCATGGCTCTCTGATTTTATGGAGGAATACTTGGCGTTTCCGGACGGCAAGTACGACGATCAGATCGACGCGCTGTCGCAGTTTTTGTCATGGCGGACAAACAAAGAGTACTGTCAATTTGATTTCGATTTTGGGTACGATGATGAACCAGGAGGACCGTCGCCGGACCTCATCGCATATTTTTTAAGACGACGCTGATAACACCAAGACCCAATTCTGCTTGGCTCAAGGTTGGGACATGGTCTGGGTTAACCGCCTCGAAAGCACGATCGACCCGCCGCGCCACGCAGCCAAGCGCGAGGTAGCGGGCAAAGATCAGCCGTACCGTTGCAGCCTCGGCCTCTTTGACCACGAGCTTGGCGGTCCTTCACGTCATAGCCGAGCGGGATGGTGCCGCCATCCACATCCCCTTGCGGCGCGCGCCGCAAACTTGTCGCGGATGCGCTCACCCGCTATCTCGCGCTCGAACCGGGCAAACGAGAGCAGCACGTTCAGCGTGAGCCGACCCATCGAGGTGGTGGCGGTATTGAACTCTGGGTCACCGACACGAACGAGACCCCGTGCGCCTCGAACAGTTCCACGAGCTTACCCCATCGGGCGCCAAGCCCCAGGACGATCACGTCCAAACAATATCAGCACCGGCTCAGCGAAGCGGGTGAGACAGTAGGGACAAATGACGATCAGCCACTAGCGATCGACTGAGATGACACCGACAGGAAGCCGCGACCGCGGCAGGGTAGGAAGTTGCGTGTGCTCGGCCTCGATTTCAATGGGAGAAACTCATGGTAGCAATGCAGTCGATCGCGGTCGACGCGCTTAAACCCGATGCGCGCAACGCGAGAACCCATTCGAAGAGGCAAATCCGCCAGATCGCGGACAGTATCACCGCCTTCGGCTTTGTGGTGCCGATTGTGATCGACGAAGGCAACAACATCATTTCCGGTGGCGGCCGCTATGCCGCGGCAGTTTTGCTTGGCCTGCAAGAGGTGCCAGTGGTTCGGGTGGAGGGGTTGTCGAAAGCAAAACGGCGCGCCCTTGCGCTGGCTGACAATAAGATCGCTCAGAATGCCGGCTGGGACCGCGAGCTCCTTGCGAGCGAGCTGCCCGAACTGGCGGAGCTTCTGATCGTGGAGAATCTCGACATCTCGGTCACTGGGTTTGCGCCGGTCGAGATCGATCAAATCGCGACTGACTTCGAGGACGATCCGTCAGACCCCGCTGATACCGTTGATCCGGAATGGACCAACGAGGCTGCGCCGAGCTGGCGTGGCGATCTCTGGGAATTGGGCCAGCACCGCCTCCTATGCGGCGATGCGCGCGACGCGGATGACCTCGCTCGCCTGCTGGGGCGAGCACGCGCGGCAATGGCGTTTCTTGATCCGCCCTACAATGTCCGCGTCCGTGACATTGTCGGTCGCGGCCGGATCAAGCACGCCGAATTTGCCATGGCATCCGGCGAGCTCTCGCGCACGAGTTTCGTCGAGTTCCTGCAGCAAAGCCTGGCAGCGGCGGCGGCAGTGTCTCGCGACGACGCCATTCATTTCGTGTGCATGGACTGGAAACATCTAGCTGAACTGCTCGAGGCTGGCGGCGCCGCCTACGCGGCGATGATAAATTTAGTGGTCTGGGCGAAGACCAACGCCGGACAGGGCTCGTTCTACCGCAGCGCACACGAGCTCATCGGCGTGTTCCGCGTGGGCACGGCAGCCCATCTCAACAACGTCGAGCTCGGACGCCACGGCCGTTCGCGCTCCAATGTTTGGAATTACGCCGGTGTCAACACGTTTCGGGCCGGGCGCCTGGATGACTTGAAGTGCCATCCGACCGTTAAGCCGGTGGCGCTGGTGGCAGATGCTATCAAGGACTGCACCGGTCGCGGCGCCATCGTGCTCGACACCTTCTGTGGCTCCGGCACGACCATCTTGGCAGCCGAGCGCGTCGGCCGGCGGGCCTACACGCTCGAAATTGAGCCTCGCTTTGTCGACCTCGCCATCAGACGTTGGCAGGCCTTTTCGCGAAAGGATGCCATTCACGTTGACAGCGGGTTGAGCTTTGACGAACTCGCAAGCAAGCGCTTCGCGGCAGTCACCCCGAATATTGCGACGACTGATGTGCGCTGAGGGAGGCCCTGATGCTCGCCGGGATGGACGATGCCCTTGTGGACGATCTCGCCCCGGTAGATGTTGCGCGGCAGGTGATAGAGGGCGCCATGGCCGAACGCGCAGCCATCCTGCTCGGCGCCGCCGCTCAAAATGCGCCGCTTGCTGCGGACGCCGCTCTGTTCAAGGTCTTCCCGCAGTCGCGCCACGCAGCCAAGCGCGAGGTAGCGGGCAAAGATCAACTGCACCGTTGCAGCCTCGGCCTCGTTGACCACGAGCTTGCGGCCTTCACGTCATAGCCGAGCGGGATGGTGCCGCCCATCCGCATCCCCCTGCGGCGCGAGGCCGCAAATCGCGCTCCTGCCCCCCAATTGCCCTCTTCAAGGCTGGTCGGGCGTTGCGGGCCTCGAGCCGTTTGCATGAGGGCCAATCCGCCGCTCCTGCTCGGCCCAGGCATAGGGCAGCCCGCGCGCGAGCGCGGTGTCGGTGAGATCGGCTGGCGCGCTGCCGTCGAGCAGGGCCGCCACGATCCTGGGCGACACGAAGGCGAGCGGAACCAGCTGTCGCACGTGTCGTTCGACCATGCCTTCGCGGCGGGCAATAGTCGCTAAACTGGCGGCGCGGCCATGCGCCAAATCGTCGATCCATTTGCGCGCCTTGGCGATGGCGGTCAGGAGCGCCTCACGCCGAGAGGGCTTCATCGGGGTATTGTGAGCGGGCACATGGATGATGCCTTTGACGGTGGCCGAGACCGGACTCGTCCAAGGGGTGGTGAGAGTCGTGGCGTTCCGGTTCGGATAGGCGGGCGCCTGGCCTGCATCATCGGCAGGATTGCGCGCGTCTGGTGCGTCGATGCCTTGCCGCAGCTGCAGTTTGATGTGCTTGGGGGCGAGCGTCACCCATTCGACATAGTGCTCGACCAGGTCCCGCTCAGTTTCGGGTGCTGACTGCGCCTCGATATGGTTCGTTTGCAGGTGATTGCGTAGCGCCGTGATGACCAATGCCTCGATCTCGGCCGCTGGCACCCGGGTGATCGCTGTGGCCGCTGCGGGCCTGTTTTGCAGGACCGCTTGGGAGACGTAATAGTGATAACGGGCGCCGCCCTTGTTGCTATGGCTCGGGCTCATGCGGTTGCCGCGCTCGTCGAAGATGCGGCCGGCCAGGAGGGCGGGCGAGCCCCGCAAGCGACGGCGTCGTTGCACGGCTTGTGCCGCAAGCCTCGCCTGCACGGCCTCGAACAGCTCGCGATCGAGGATCGGTGCGTGGTCACCCCGATGCGCCTCACCGCGGTAGACCACATCGCCGATGTAGAAGCGGTTCTTGAGCAGATAGGCCAGCGCCCCCACCCCGAACGGGCCGCCGCCGATGCGGCGGCCATTCGAGAGCTTGCGGGCCTTACTGCGAATGCCCTGGCGGTTGAGATCGTCGGCGAGCAGGCGGAGCGCGCCAAGCTCTAGATAGCGCGCAAAGATGGTGCGAACCGCCTCGGCTTCGGCCGGGATCACCACGATCTTCTTATCCACGGCGGCATAGCCGAGCGGAACCGGGCCGCCGACCCACAGGCCCTTGCGCTTGGAGGCCGCGATCTTGTCGCGCACCCGCTCCCCAATCAGCTCGCGCTCGAACTGGGCAAAGGACAACAGCACATTGAGGGTGAGCCGCCCCATGCTTGAGCTGGTGTTGAAGGATTGCGTCACCGACACGAACGAGACGTTGTGGCTGTCAAACAGCTCGATCAGCTTGGCGAAATCCGCCAATGAACGCGTCAGCCGGTCGACCTTGTACACTAGCACAATATCGATCCGGCGGGCGCGAACCTCCGCCAACAGCGCCTGCAGTGCCGGCCGCTGCAGCGAGGCGCCGGAGAGGCCCGCGTCCTCGTAGTGCTCGGGAACGCGGCGCCAGCCCTCCTGCGCCTGGCTCTGAATGTAGGCTGCGCAGGCCTCGCGCTGGGCGTCGAGCGAGGTGAAGGCGAGATCGAGATTATGTTCGGTCGACTTACGGGTGTAGATGGCGCAGCGCAAGAGCTTGCTGAGCGGCTGGTTCATGCTGCCGGCCCCGCCCACTGGCGCTGCACTGGGCACAGTTCATGATTCACTTCGCCCGCGCGGGCGATGTCGGCGATGAGATCGGCTTGTGTCGCAACGGTCTTCCGGTCGTCGGGACCGAACACCGCAACAGCATCCAGCAGCAGAAACACGGTGTCGTCAGCACTCGGCGATAGCGGCGGGCTTGATCCTGCGCATGGCGCTCACGCGCGTTTGCGCGCCGGGGCGGTGGGGGCGCCCTTGCGTGCTGGCGCCGGTTTTTTGTCCTCCACGATGCTCCGACGCAACGCGTCCATGAGATTGATCACCTGGCGCGGGGCGGCAAATGTCGGCTTCTGCTCCTGCACGGCACCGGCCTGCTTGGCCTTGAGATGAGCGAGCAGCGCCTCCTCGTAACGGTCGCGGAAGCTCGTGGGGTCGAAGTCGCCGGCCTTGTTGTCGAGGATGTGCTCGGCCAGCGTGAGCATGTCGGGTGCAACCGTCAGCTCCGGCAGGTCGCCAAAATAGTCCGTGGCGTTGCGTACCTCACCGGGGTAGCGCAGCGTGGTGCCGAGCAGCCCCTTGCCGTAGGGCTCGAGCGCCATGACCCGCTCGCGTTTGGAGAGCACCAGCCGTCCGAGCGCCACCAGCGCCTTGCCGCGCATGGCGTCCCGGATGACCGCAAACGCCTCCTGCGCGACCGGCTGGTCGGGGGTGACA